GCGCGGCGAAGCGGAAAACGCGGGCGGTCTGTCCTACCTGATCGAGTTGCAGCAAAACACGCCGTCAGCCGCGAACATTGCCCGATACGCAAAAATCGTGAACGACCGCTACATCGAGCGGGGATTGCTGAAAGTGTCGTCCGATATTGAAAAAATCGCCTTAGCCAAAGACGGCGGCGACGTTGCCCAAAAACTCAATGCGGCGGCGGACTGCCTGGCAGAGGTGGGTAAGGACGCGGTAAAGCGCGAAAACAAAACCTTTACCGAAACCCTGCAAGACTTAATCGCCGATTTGGACAAGCGGCTTGAGGGTGTGCGGTTCGGTTTGCCGACAGGCTTACCGCAACTGGACGAAGCAATCGGCGGTTTGCCCGATGGGAACCTGATTGTAATCGCTGCCCGTCCGTCGATGGGTAAGACGGTATTAGCCGAAAACATCGCCCGCTTTGCACTGAAACAGGGAAAGGCGGTGCATTTCCAGAGCTACGAAATGTCATCGCTGGAACTTGCCCGCCGAAGCATGGCGGCGGAATGCAGTATCGACATGAAAAGCCTGAAAACGGGTCGTCTGACCGAGATGGAATACTCGAACATGGGCGGCTACATGATGAAAGCGTCTGACTGGCAGCTTGACGTGAATAGCGACCTGTTGAACGTGGACGAACTTTGTTTTTTGGCAAAGGAAAAGAAAATGACGACGGGGCTTGATTTGTTGGTCGTTGACCATCTGCACATCATGCCGCGACCGGGCAAAGATGAAGTGGCGGAGCTTGGCAACATATCCCGCCGCCTGAAAAACCTTGCCGTTGAACTGAATATCCCTGTTGTGCTGGTTGCCCAGTTGAACAGGGGCAGCGCAAAAGCGGCAGACAAACGCCCGAACATGGCAGACATACGCGGCAGCGGCAGCGTCGAGCAGGACGCAAACATCATCATCATGCCGCACCGTGAAAGCTACTACAACAACCAAGTCAACCCGCACCTTGCCGAGTTGATTATCGCTAAAAACCGAGACGGCGAAATGGGAAGCGTGGTTTGTGGATGGAAAGGACAGTTTGCACGATTTGAAAACGAACCTGATCTGAATTGGACGCCGACCGAGCAAGGCAATAAGTGGGGGAATGAATATGAGGTCTGAAACCTGCTACCACTGCGTCCACGCAGATTTTAAAGCCGAATCTGAAAGCACGATGCGCGGGTTTGCGAAATGCGCAAAGGCGCGAAATACAGAGGAGCGGGCGAAGTATTACTTCGGAGGCTACGAGTGCGACAAAGGTAAATTTGAAGCCGCGCCGGCGGCAACGATGGTGAAGCGTAGAAGTGAATTTGAAAAATGGAGAACGAAAAAATGATGAAAGTGTGTAGCAGATGCGGGGAAGAAAAGCCGTTGGATGGGTTCGCATATTTGCAAAAACTGCGTGTAGATGGTACGCGCGGGAGGATGGCGGAATGTAAGGCCTGCAAGTGCGAGAGGGTTAAAGCTTGCTACCGAGCTAAAAAAGCAAAATTGGCAGAGCTTGAGATTAAGCGGACTGAAGAAAAAGTCAAGACAGCGTTGTCAATGCGCGAAGCCGCGCAAATGGCAAATCAGGCATTCCCGCTTTTAAGCCCTGCGTATTGGAACACAGGCGCAGCAAAACGAGTTTACGAAGAATTGGGGTTGAAATGGCAGTTTTAAGTTTACCCTATCCCATCAGTACAAATCGATATTGGCGGACGTTCCGTAACCGTCAAATCGTTAGTAAAGAAGCGGTGGCATACAAGGCACGGGTTGCCGCCATCGCCGCTGAAAACGGCATCAAGCCGACCGGTAAGGCGGTAAGCCTGACAGTCCAGCTAATCCCAAAGGCGAACAAAGATGGGTCGGCTAGCAAGGTCTGTTTGGATTTGGATAACTGCCTGAAAGTCTGTTTGGATGCATTGCAGGGTGTCGCCTACGAAAACGACAATCAGGTCAGGCGCATTGTTGCCGAATATGGCAGTGAGCCGATTGCAGGCGGCGGGCTGGTGGTAAAGGTTGAGGAGTTGGAATGAGCGCAATACGCAAAGCCGCTAAAGGCGAGCAATGCACACTCAACATCGCGGGTGTGTGCAATTACAACCCCGAAACCGTCGTATTTTGCCATTTCCCAAGCGAGACGCACGGCATGGGACTGAAAAGCGATGACTTGAGCGGCGGCTTTGGGTGTAGCTCCTGTCATGACGTGATAGACGGTCGGTCGCATATCAAACTGAGCCGCGAAGACAAGGAGTTTTATATGCGGCGGTCGCAGTTCCGCACGATGCGCCGTCTTGAAGAATTGGGGATTATTAGTGTGAAAGGTCGTCTGAAATGAACGAAGCGAAATTCATGCTGACGCCGAAAAACAAAAAGGAAGTCATGCGGTCGATTTGGGATAACCTGAACGGGTGGTTTGAGAATGGAAATTTAGACATCACGATCCGCCCGCACAAATCCAAACGGAGCGTCGAACAAAACCGCCGCTTGTGGAAAATCTATGCGGAGTTGTCGGATAAAGCGTGGGTCAACGGCAGGCGATACAGTTCGGAGACGTGGCACGAGTATTGCGCCGGTCTGCTTCTTGGGTTTGACATTAAAGCCATGCCTGACGGCACAGAAGTAAAGACGCCGATAAGCACGACAACGCTTAATACGGCTGAGATGACTGACTATCAAAACCGCTTGCAATCGTGGGCGGCTGGGGAATTTGGAATAATTTGGGAGTTTTGATGTATAAAAACGTGGAACAAGTCTTACAAGATGTTTATAAAATTCAAGGTGTACGGATGGAGCCGCTGAACAACACGGCTTCGGTCTGTGCATGGTGCGAAAACAAGGGCGTGATGGGTGGCGGTGGAGAATTGACGCAAGCCGAGACGCACGCAAACGCTGCGATGATTATCAGCCGTATCGAACGTGTGCTTAACCGCTATGAGTTAGCGGCGGTAGAGTGTAAATACAGTGCGGATTTGAGCGGTATTATCGACCTGACGGCGTACATCGAAGAACAGAATAATGGCGTGAATCTGCTGTTGTGTGATGCCCTGGTGAGCTATGTTTTGAAAGAGAGACCTAAACGACTTGAGATTATGGATAAATACAATATTTCGAACGGGTATTTTTACAAACAGTTGAAAAAAGTGAAATCGATTATTGCCGCTATTGAATATACGGCGGGGTTGAAATTATATGACGAATTTAAATCCTGTGGCATAATCTGACCACCCATTCACTATTTAGCACAGAAGGATAAAAAATGAAGAAATTATTAGTTGCAGTCTTAGTTTCCGCTGCTTTCTTGGCTGGCTGCACTGACGTAAAAGATGTGGTAATCAGCAAAAAGGAAGATATAGAAGCACATTCAAGCGACCTAAAGAAATTGCCTGATGAAGATAAAAAATTGGTTTTAGGCTACTTTCTGCGCGCAGAAGGAAATGGACTGTTTGGCGAGAAGTCGGATTATGGCGTAACAGTGGGCGAAGCAATCAAACGTCAAAAAGAATTTATCGCCAAACAAGAGGCTGTAGAAACAGCGAAGAAAGCGGCGGCTGAGAAAGTACAAAAAACCTATTCGGTAAGTTATTCAGGATTTGAAAACACGGAGATTCTGGGTGTTGGCGAAGGTCTTAACCTGAAATTTACATTTACCAATAACAGCGACAAAGGCATAGACGCTATAAGCAGCGCAATTAGATTGGTTGTTGATGGCGTGGAAGAACCCGTTGTCTTGAGCATGGGGGATGAAGTTTTCAAGAAGACGCTAAACCCGGGCGATACGGCGGAAATGGTATTTACAGCAGCGGCTAATAATTTGAGAATGAAGAAAATCAAGCAGGGTAATGCTAAGGTCAGTGTGTCGTTCGATAAGTTGGAAGTGTTGCACTCAGATGGCAAGGTGGAAAAAGTTTTAGAATAACTATTGATGCCCGTGTAATGTTTTGGTAGAATTATGCTATAGTTTGGAAATAGCTATGTAAACCGCCTTTATTGGGCGGTTTTTGCGTTTTCAGACGACCTGAATTTGAGCTTCTATCTGTACAGGTAGCGGCGTTTGAATTTTCAGGCTGTCTGATTGCCTTGAGATTTTGGATTGGAGGGTTCTCTGGTCGGTCTCAAGTATCTGTGAGCCTTTGCCGTTACGGGTAAAGGCTGTAAGGGCGGTTCAACCGCTAAGGAAGATGACGCGGACGCTTCCAAATAAACTGGGGGTCGCGCCCCACTCTCCTTTGTTGGCTCTCTGTAAAAACGCGGAGCAAGTGAAACAGCGTTTGCCCGGCCTGACGGTCGCCTGCCATGACAGGCTGTAAAGCGGTTCTTGCACATAGCCCCTGCCGTGTTATCGGTATGGGGCTATCCCTTTTCATGATGTATTACTCTCTCCTTTGCCGTCTGCATTCTGATCCAAGATTGGAATCAGGCGGCTTTCTTTTTTCTGTGAGGTTCGATATGAGCGGGAAAGAAAAACGCCCTATCGGGCGTCCGACGAAATACAAGCCTGAATATGCTGAACAAGCCTATAAATTATGCTTGCTTGGCGCAATAGATGCCGATATGGCAGATTTTTTTAATGTCGAAGTATCTACGATTAATAACTGGAAGAACGAATTTCCCGAATTTCTGGAGTCCATAAAAAAAGGGAAGATGTTGGCGGATGCAAATGTCGCCGACCGACTGTATCAGCGTGCAATGGGATATGAAGCCCCTGATGTAGATATTCGGGTAGTTGGCGGCGAAATTATCCAAACCCCGCTGACGAAATACTACCCGCCCGATACCCCTGCCGCGATTTTTTGGCTAAAAAACCGACAGCGTGGGAAGTGGAGTGATAAATCGGAACTTGACGTTAAATCAAGCGACGGCAGCATGACGCCGACGGTACGGATAGACACGGAAGAATATCGTAAGATAGCTGAAGATGTTTTGCGAAAGATTTAGCATAAAATGCTAATAATATAGACGGCTAGAATGCCATTTTTGATTAATCTTCCAATGGGATTTGAAATAAAATGGCATTGCAGCAATTTAATGAAAAAGAAATATCGGTCATTCGTGATTTTTGCTTTCGCGATTTGTACACATTCGTGCGCTGGATGTTTCGTGAGCGGCGAGGGTATCAATGGACGCAGGCGAAGCATCATGAGTTGATATGTTCTGCGTTGATGCGTGTTTTCAACGGCGAAACAAAGCGGTTGATTATCAATATTCCGCCGCGCTACTCGAAAACGGAAATCGCGGTTGTGAACTTTATCGCGTGGGCGATGGGTTGTGCGCCTGATAGCGAGTTTATCCATGCGAGCTATTCATCAACGCTGGCGGTCAATAACTCCGTGCAGATTAGAAACCTTGTCCAGCACGAAGAGTATCGGGCGATATTCCCTGGGGTGGAACTTGCAAGCGAAAGCAGCCATCACTGGAAGACGACTGCGGGCGGCGTGATGTACGCAACAGGTACGGGCGGCACGATTACAGGTTTCGGCGCGGGCAAGCATCGGGACGGTTTCGGAGGCGCACTAATTTTGGACGACCTCCATAAGGCTGACGAAGCACGAAGCGAGGTTAGGCGGCAAAACGTCATCGATTGGTTTCAAAACACGTTGGAATCACGGAAAAACAGCCCTGAAACACCCATTGTCGTGATTATGCAAAGGCTGCATGAGAAAGACATCGCGGGTTGGCTGCTTGATGGCGGCAACGGCGAAGAGTGGGAGCATTTGTGCTTATCCGCTATTCAGGAAGACGGTACGGCGTTGTGGCCTGAGAAACACGACATCGAGACATTGCGCTGTATGGAGCAAGCTGCGCCGTATGTGTTTGCGGGGCAGTATTTGCAACGCCCTGCCCCGCCTGATGGCGGTACGTTTAAGCCTGACAATCTGCAATTTGTGAAAGCCCTGCCCGCTGGAAATATCAGATGGGTGCGTGGGTGGGACTTGGCGTCCACTGCCAACGCAGGCGACTACACGGCAGGCGGCAGGCTTGGCGTAACAGAAGACGGGCGGTACATCATCGCTAACGTCGTGCGCGGTCAGTACGGCGCGGATGAACGGGATAGGATTTTGAAAAACACGGCGCAAAAAGACGGCGTGAAAACGAAAGTATCTATCCCACAAGACCCCGGTCAGGCTGGTAAGTCGCAAACCCTGTATCTAACCCGTCAGTTGGCGGGTTTTTCTGTATCTGCCAGTCCTGAATCAGGCGATAAGGTTACACGTGCTGAACCGTTCGCCGCGCAGGTCAACATCGGTAATGTGATGGTATTGGATGACGGCACATGGGATACAGATGCGCTGATTGCCGAAATGCGTATGTTCCCAAACGGTCAGCACGACGACCAAATCGACTGTTTGAGCCGTGCATTTAGCGAGTTACTAGACACCCGAACGGGCATGATTGATTACCTGCGGTCGCAGGTCGAGGCAAACAAATGAGTAAAAAGACACCATTATCACAAGGCTTTATTGCCCGAGTTGCTGCCGGTGTCCGTTATGCCTTTACCGGCAACGCGGATGCTTGGATGGATGCGGGCAAGCCTTTAGCCCCTGTTGCACAACAGGCAGAGGGTCGGCGGTTCGATTATGAGCTGTTCTACAACATGGGGCATTCCAAGCCGCGCGAACGTGAAGCAATAGGCTTTGCACAATTACGCGCCCTTGCCGATAACTACGACGTGTTGCGTTTGGTCATCGAGAAGCGAAAAGACCAAATGGAGAGTCTGAAATGGACAATCCAAAAACGTGATATCGAATCAACCAAAGACAACGAATCACAGCGTAAAGACAGAAAGGTAGATGAAGCCATTGCGTTTTTCCAGTCGCCTAACAAAGAGCATACATGGTCGGATTGGCTGCGTATCTTGCTGGAAGACCTGTTCGTTATTGACGCGCCGTGTATCTACCCGCGCAAAACGCTGGGCGGCGACTTATACGCCCTTGAGGTGATAGACGGGGCGACGATTAAGCGCGTGCTTGATAACACGGGGCGTATGCCTTTGCCGCCCGAAACGGCGTATCAGCAAATCTTGCACGGCATGGCGGCGGTTGACTACACGGCAGATGAATTGGTTTACCGTTCGCGCAATAACCGAAGCTACAAGGTTTACGGCTATTCGCCTGTCGAGCAAATCATTATGACCGTGAACATCGCCTTAAAACGGCAGATTCACGCGCTTGAATACTACACGGCCGGCAGCGTTCCCGATGCGCTGGTTGGTGTTCCTGAAACATGGCCGGCTGACGACATTCAACGCTTTCAGGAGTATTGGGATTTACTGCTGTCAGGCGAGATGGCGGAACGGCGCAAAATGCGTTTCGTGCCGGGTGAATTGGCCAGAAACTTTAAAGAGACTAAACAGCCGCCTTTAAAGGACGTTTACGATGAATGGCTGGCGCGTGTGGTCTGCTTTGCGTTTAGCGTCGAGCCTACGCCGTTTGTCGCACAGGTAAATCGCAGCGTGGCGGAAACGAGCCGTGAGCAGTCCTTATCCGACGGTATGAGCAGTCTGAAAAACTGGGTTAAAGCCCTGATTGATGACGTGCTTGCCCGTTATATGGATATGGCGGCTTATGAGTTTGTCTGGAAGGAAGAGGAATCACTCAATCCGAAAGAACAGGCTGAAATCTACGCCATCTACAAAAACGCAGGCATTTTGACCGCTGACGAAATCCGCGCCGAACTGGGCAAAGAGCCGTTACCGGAACAGCCTGATCCGAATAAGCAAGACGACCAACAGCCTGAAGAGCAGCCGAACCAAGAGGCTGAAAAACTGGGAAAGTCGGAAAGCCCAATGAGCGAAGCCGAAGCCGCCGCGCTTATTGAGGCTTATTTGCTAACGCGCGTGGACGGCTTGGCTGAACAAATTGCCGCGCTGATTAGTGGTGCTGCTGTTGACTGGCAGGCTGAATACCTGACCGCCGAACTGAACCGGGTAGCGAAAATCGTTACCGATGGTTTGGATTTTGGCGACTGGGCGGGCTTGTCCGATGTGGTCGAGCCGATAATCAGGCGCGCGGCGGAAAATGGGGCGGTTGCCGCCTTGTTGCACGCAATGCCTGACCACGCTCTAGGT